ACGGTAGTTGCGTACAGGTTATTTTGGGTTTGAATGGCTGCCGCACCAGTTCCTCGCTGGTTGTAGTATTCAAACGCCGCTACGCGCATTCCCTTGCCAAGAGCGGTGCCGATTCCATTCCACTCTGACAGCTTGGCAATCATGTTTGCCATGGTGATTCCACCAACTGCCACGTTTGTCCACTGACCGTATGCAAGGCCGAGAGACTGCGCGGATTTGTACGGGTAGTTACCTACCACTCCAGTATTGGAGCCAACGCCAGCAGTGATCGAATCGCCATCAAAAATGGTGATGTTGCTGACCGCTGCCCAAGGTTTGGTTTGACTGTATTTGTCATAGAAGTAATCTGTGGCTTGGAATACTTCTGTAGGGGTTAGGGTTCTATCCCATACCACAATATCAAAAATGTCCACGGCAGCGCGAAGCGTCCCAGCCGAGGCCGCACCGATGGCGAAGGTTGTTTGATTTGGAACCGGGGAGCCTGCAACGTTGGAACTCACGCAAGTGCCATTCAAGTATTGGCGCTCTAGACCTGTTCCGCTTCCTGCTGTATAGGGAATGACCGACGATACAGCCGAAACAAACATATTGGCCGCGTTGTATCCGGGTGCGCAGTTGATGGTGTTATTGACATAACGTCCAATAGTGGAGCTGGCTTGTGTTCCGTCAATCACGAAAAAGCAACTATTGCCGCCCGCGTGAGAGCCGAACATTGTCCCTAGGCTGTTTGTGCCTGCTGACCTACCAACAATCATCACTGTGCAGATTTGGCTGGTCATTGCGGTGTTAAGCGAAGTTCCTGCCCGTGTAGCGGTCATAAATTGACTGGCGGCACCAGAGAACCGAACGCAGGGTTTTGTACCTAGCTGGTTGGTTTTGAATGTTCCAGTTCCGGTAAATGCCAGTGCGTTGGTACTACTATCCGTCCAGCTAGATACCGTTGCGCCATCTGCAAGGACAAGCGAATCAGCTCGCATGTTAAATACGATATTTCCGCTTTGCGGCAAAGATGGTCCAGACGGTCCCGAGGAACGAGTCGGAACCACCAGAGATAAACTCATTCCTAGTTGCATATTAATTCAGTGCTATGATGTTAGAAGCAGTAGTTCCTGTAGAAAGAACCTGATCTACTTGAATGGGAAGAATACCAACAGGAACTGTGGTAAATGTAATAGAATTACCATCTTCTGCCATGCGTACTGCGATATTACCAGTAGTACCTACATAGAGAGCACGAGTCACTGGAATTACAGTGGAATCACTTGGGGTTACTGCAACAGCAGAATGTGCAGATACGGTGGCATTTGCGGAGCGATAAGAACCAGCCATTTTTATTCCTTAAACAAAAAAGGGAGGCTTAGTTGCCCAAGTCTCCCTTTGATTACTTACAATTGAATGGTTTCGCCTGGGCCAACCACTGCATATTCGATTTTGATGTACCAAGGTCCACCAACAGTGGATGCAGTACCTGCCTCTACATATTTAGCATACACAGGAGTGTCTGCTGTGAGTTTTTCCATGAAAGCTGATCCAACAGCGGCTGCACCGGCGGGGCTATACCCTTCACCAGTAGCTGCTGTTTTAACATCAAACGTAGCCAAATACTCATTAGCTGTTGCTGTACTACCTGCACTAATAGAAGCAGAGGTGGCTGCGTCAGAAGCAGCTTGGCCGACTACATACATACCAGTGATTACTGCATCTTTAGGGAGCCAAGCTCCCACAAAAGCAGTAGTATCAGTACGAACTACTTTAATTACCTTTTCAAGACTCTCACGAGTCTTGGGATAGCTCAAACTTACAAACGAAGTCGCTGCCATAATTTTTCCTTAAAGAGAATCCCCTAGTGAGCATTGTTAAGAGGCTAGGGGATTACATGGTTAATTAGGCGCCAGCGGAGCCATAGAGGCCACGAGGATCAGTCCAACCAAACGAGTACCGAGCTGTGGCCTTGAACTTAGCGTTCTCGGTGTCAAAGTCATTATCCATGTCGAAGTTATCTGCACGACGTTCAAAGTATTTCATACCATGTTGAACGTTAGTACGGATGAACCAAGCATCGGTATCGGTCAAGAAGTGGTTAGTAACAACCTTTGGAATCAAGCCCAGAGTCTTGATGGCGTTCAGGTCGTTGTTATCAGTACCGACACGGCCTTCTGTACCCAAGATGCGTTTTGCTTCAAAGATCAGTTGACGTGGGATAATGAGGGTTTCTGGACGAACAGCAATCAGCAGACCAGCATCGTTGGTGAAACCGGCAATATCAATGCAGGCTTGTTCCAAAGAAGCTTCGGACAAGTCAGCAGCAGTTGCAATTTGGTTAGACCAAGTACCACCTTTGATATTGGGGTGAGAGGCGTTAATCAAAGACACACCATCACCACCAGTGTAGCTGGCATTGAACGCGCGGTTATACACGTTAGCACCAGTTACTTCCTTGGTTTGACGCATAGAGAAGGCGAGGCCTTGTGCTTTGCGCTGACCCACTACATCATACTGGTCATCTTCATAGATTTCACGTGTGATGATGAAACCCAGAGCGAAGACCAAGTGTTGGTAGCGAGTGATAAAGGCTTGTCGTTCGCTATCATAAGAGATAGGAGCGCCTTCACCCTTTTGCACAGCCAGACCAAACGAAGAGATACCCACATCTTCTTCAAAAGCCTTAGACGATTTGAACTCGTCAAACAGGTCTTTAAATTCTACGGGATACTCATCATACGCTTTCCCGTACCATGCATTGACACCGGGCCATAGGGCTTTAGCAAACGAGCCACTATTAATAACGGACATATTCTATTCCTCTCTTAAAAATTAAACGCCAGCTTGGCCAGTACCTGTACCGTTGGTGGTGTTATTCAGTTTCACGTAGTAACTAAAATAAGTATCACCTGGGATATTATCAGGACGATTGGGGAAGCCAACAACCTTGAGAGGAAGGGTAGCAGTTGTTGCAGACAGAGCTGCAATAGACATGCCGCTGGAACCAGAAGCAGTGTTACCTGCCGTGACATCCCAGCTACCGTTCAAACCAACGTTAGCAGTAATGGTAGCAGCCGCTACACCTGTGGACAAATATTGTGCTTCATACACAACGTTTGGATCATTACACACCAGCAAATAGCGATCCGTGGAAGCACGGCGATACACTGGGGTGTTAAGGTCATTGACAGGAGGGACGTTTTGAGCGTCACCTACGCCACTGAAAAGAATACCAACCACAATGCCATAAGCAATGTCACTGGCACCAGATACGCGAGTTACTGTGGGGGCTCCTGTAGCGGCGCGAGCGTCGCCCAAGAGTTTAACAGCATCACCAACCATGATGACAGTAGAGTCGGAAGAGGGAACAAAAACTACTTCAGATTGGCCATTCCAAGCCGCACCAGTAATTGTTTTAACGGGACGAAACCCATTAAGACGGGAAACACTTGCCATTAGATTCTCCAATTTAGCAAATAAAATGTAATTCCTAATGGCACAGAAAAGTTAACGAGAGCCTCGATAGGACTCAATCGTACCGTATGTGCCAGTAAGAGCTTTATCTTGGGTGGCACGTTCAATCTCAGTTACCTTAGCCTGCTTTGCTTGTTGATCTTCATCAAACCAATCCTTTTTGATTCGCATCAAATAGGCTTTGGTTCCTTGACCGACAGACAGTTGTTTTACAGAACCTTCAGAGGTAGTGGAATTAACACGCTTATCCCCAACTTTGACAGTGTCATTAGCGACCAGTTCATAACCAGCCTCTTGAAACTGCGCGACACGATCATCTATATCGTTCACGATTCGGTATTCATAGTTGGGGTCTTTCCCCTTTACCGTTAGAATGTTACGTGTACCCACGGGAGTACGTGTAACCCGACCACTTGGCGCCTTAGAAATTACGTCTTTATTTGTGTCCATTGTTAGACTCCTTTTACTCGCTTGAGCTCTTTTATGTAAGCATCTTCAGTCATCACACCTGTACGCACAAAAGTGTGCATAATTCGGCGCTCTTCTGGAGACAGCTGGAACGAGTTCGAGGAACTGGCATTACCTTTGGTACTACCTTCTACCGACGAACTGCGTGATTGGTTTGGATTACGAAACTTAGTTGGAAATTCCTCACGGACCTTTTCTTCAACTCGTTTCAAAACCTGTTGTGGAGAGAGACCAGTTTTAGCCAAATCCTGTCCCACCGCATCAGCATAGGCCTGCATAGGACGATTGGTCACATACCAGTTATTCTTTTCTTTCCATTCAACAAACACAGGGTTTTCTTCCCCACTTGTATCTTGTTGTGGCTCTTGAGCCAGTTTCCGCTGCTCTTCTTTTACAAGGTCGATGCGCTCTTCAGCAGCAATTACTGCGTCTGCATCACCCTCTTCAAGAGCAGTTTTCTTCTGTGCCTTAAGAGAATCCAAGGCTCGTTGATACTCTACTTCTTTAACCTTAGAATGTAGATTTTTCATTTCTACAAGTGCTTTTTTAACGTCTTTCAGTTCCTTGGATTGAGATTCAATCTTACGGAACAGTTCACCACGACGGAGAAATTCATCAGCAGGAACCCATTTATGTTCCTCACCTTGGAATTCTTCTTTTGGAACCCAGCCAGTTTCTACAGCTTGTTGTTCTACAGCAGTTAGCTCTGGAGTTTGTTCTTGCCCACCTTCGGCGTTTTCAATTTGTTCTGACATTTTAATCCTTAATAATGCAAATGATGTCTTCGTCATTCAGACAGATGTATTCTTGTTCATCTGAATCTGTAATAAGTTTTCCACTAAACCGGGCATAATTGATAATGTCTCCGGGTTGAATGGGAGGGGCACAACCATAATCGCGATAGGCAAGTGCTCCCAAAGAAACAACAACGCCGCTGTCTACAGAAGCTTGGGCACGTTTCATGTCCTCTAGTTCTGGTAGCTCTAGACCAATGGCCCGCGCTCGTTGATAATCTTTATTGATTTCTTTAAACTTATCCGGTTTGACGATAATACGGTGAAGAAGTGGGTGGATCATTTAACATCCCCCACATCTGCCGCGTCAATCAAATACAAATCACGTAAAGCCTTAATGTAACCAACCAGTTCAAGATCATTCTTTGGATCATGTCCTGCCGAAGTAGCGAGGGTTTCTTTAACCTGCTCTTCACGTTCGTTAAGTGCTTTGAAGACTGCTTGAGTCACTGGATGCTGTTTCCAATCTCTTAGATCGTTAGCTGTCATTTCTTTGATTTACCCTTTGGTAGTTGTTTTTGTTGTTGCATCTTTTGCTGATGCTCGGCATGTCTTGCCACCAGCTTCTGATTCAAATCAGCTTGACTAGTTGCAGAGAAAATCCGTTGCTTATGCAAAGCTTCTGACATCTTAAGTTGATGTGTTTCAGCTTCTTGTTGAAGTTTTTGTACGTGTGCCTGCTTTTCCATCGCCATTTGGGCTTCTTTACTAGAAGCTTCCAAGGCAGCTTTTTGTTGAGCAGCTTGTCCTTGCATTGCTAATTTAGCTTGCTCTGCCTGAGACTTCATTTGAATTTCTTGAAGCTTAGGGTCAGGAGGGGGCTCTGGAGGTTGTCCTGTCTCAACCACTTGAGGGTTCATTACAGCCATTGCGTTAGGCTGTTCTTGAGCCTCTAGCATACGCTTAACGACCTCTACAGGATTTAGCATTCCTGTTGGGAGAAGTTCCATCAATCCTTGTGCCTTTAGCAATTTCTCTGTCTGAGATACTGCTGTTGGGTCTGCTCCGGGACAAATTTGATATTTGGACTTGTCAAAATCGTCAGGACCAATGCTAACACCAACAATAGCGGCATATGTGTTTGGGTTCAAGTAAGTTTGATTAAGATCGTACAGCTTACCAATCTCTTCCCCTAGACTACGGTAAATGCGCTTGTAAACAGCAGTGAACACTTTCATGCCCTGCTCAATAGAAGCCATTGTAGTTGTAGCTGGGGTGTTCTGACCGGGCATCTTACCTGTGAAGATTTCAGCCACAGAAGCAAGTTCTTTACCAGAGGTAATCAAACTGCCCATTAGCTGGAACAAAACGTTAGAGGGTTCTTTGGATGGAAG